CCTGCCCCAATATCCGATGTCTACCGCATTGCCAGAATGTAGCCTGTCTCCTGTCAAATCAATCTTGAGCACGTCAGGATGCATGAGCATGTATTGTTCTAAGGAGCCAAGAATCTCCCAGTCTATGTAACGCACAAGCCAATAGTCCTCCAGGAACATACAAACCACATCAGACTCGACCATTTGCAGGAATTCAATCAACCCATCCGACCACCGCTCTTTCACGCGGGACTCCACAGGTGCCCACAAGAAGTTATCGGGCAATTCCACGCTTGGCTCCCCACCTGCAATAGCGACGGGTTGGAGGGATGAGAAGTAGATGTTAAACAGGTACGCGAAGGGCCGCAGCGCCCAATGGGCGTCTTGGTGCGTATAGACAAAGATTTCCACTAAGTATGCGACCTGCCTTCCTTGAATTCTTGGACCATCTCGGCAATCGTATCCTCTAGCGGGGTATCAGGCACCCAGCCGATGAATCTGCGCAATAATGTCGTATCCGCTGCCCGCCTTGGATATCCATCAGGCTTGGACGTGTCAAACACAAAGCCCACATCTTTGCCACATGCCCTGATAATCATATCTGCCAGGGCCGCAATGCTAATTTCCCGTTCATGCCCGATGTTCACCACGATGGGAGATTCATACTTGCCTTCCCACATGGTCTGCGGGGTAAGCATAAAGTCGTGGAGTTTCAACAGCGCCTTGACAATATCCCGGCTATCGACAAAGACCCGCTTCTGTTTCCCGCTGCCCCATACGGTTAGGGGATTCTCGCCCTCCATGACACGGCGGATTAGGGCAGGAACAACGTGGGATGTCTCATAGTCATAGTAATCCCTTGGGCCAATGGCGTTGAAGAATCGAACGATGAGGCAGGGAACGCGATATTCCCGATGGAGATGCTTGACCATTTGCTCCCCTAGCCACTTGGCGACACCATAACCATGATTGGTTGGCTCTGGATTGCCGATGTTTCCCGCGCTCTCTGGAGTAGGCACTGGCGCATCATGGGGATACACACAAGCTGTACTAACATAAACAAACAGCTTCGGTTTCTGTCGCCTGACCGATTCGATGGCGTTGTAATTGATAGCCAGGTTTGACCGAAGCATCTCGTATTGGTTATGTCGATTGTATTCTATGCCTGTAACCTTGGCCGCCAGATGCCACACGACATCATCAGGGCCAATGGGGACTTTGTTGTTTTCGAGGTTATGCGTCTTTACGGTGACAAGGCCCGTCTTCATCGCTTCCCGTAGGTTTTCCATCGAGCCGCGTGTAAAGTTGTCAATGACTCGGACCTCTGCTTCATCTGCTACAAGGGCATCTACTAGATGGGAACCAATAAAACCCGCCCCACCCAAGACGATGTGTGTCATATTCTCCCCTTTCTTTTTGCGGGACAGTCAAGCGTGAAAGGAGGAAAGCCGCCCAACTGCCCCGCTACGGTACATAGCCCAAGAGCAGAACCTTCTGGTACGCTACTCAAGGACTAAACCGCCACAGGAACCCCCCTTTCAGTGGTTGATTCATTATAGCATATCAGGTCAAATGAATCAAACCAACAGTAGGTGATTTCATCAAGCACATGCTCTATTTGACATTCTGTGACGCATCCAATATAATACCCCTAAAACGGAGGTAACAATGGATGAGCTTGCTGCGAGAATGATACAACTATATAAGGGTGGCCTTAATTCTAAACAGGTGGCAAAAGAATGCGGTGTCGGTGTTAAGAAAACACAAAGAATTCTTAGAGAGAATGGCGTTGTATTTAGGCACTCCCAGCGCAAATATAGTCTCAACGAGCATGTCTTTGATTCAATTGATAATGAACATGCGGCCTATTGGTATGGCTTTATTTATGCTGATGGCTGTGTTTATAAAACACACCTTCAAGTCGCCCTTGGTATTAAAGATAGGGATCACGTTGATCGACTTCGTGCCTTTTTAGAATCAACTTCTCCCATACGTGAAGAAGAATATGATGTAAAACGTGCTAGGCTTACTGTAGCTAGCGCACATTTAACCGATAGGCTTCGTACCTTGGGCATTGTGCCAAGACGCACGAAATCAGCCAACATAATCATCAACAATGTTCCTTCTGAAATTTTTCATCATTGGCTAAGAGGATTCTTTGACGGCGATGGGTGTGCGGATAAGAGAAAGTGTATTTGGTTCGCCTCCAGATCAATCCCCCTGCTCGAACATATCCGAAAAACATTAGCCAATGAAGCTGGTCGTAATCCAGATATATCCTTTGTTAGACACACAAAAAGAAATCTGTATTACCTTCGTTATAAAGGATATTATAACGCCCACGCAGTTGCAGACTGGCTTTATAAAGATGCCACCCTATGGCTGCCACGCAAACGACACCGCATTGATTCCTGGAAAAAGCCCATGCCACGTGCAGAACGCGCTAAATTAATGTGGAAGAAGAAGAGGGAGAAGGAGAAGATATCTCCTTCTCCGCTCTAATTTCTACCGATTTCTACCGCTGTCCGCCGGGAAACCACACAGAATACCTGGTTCCTGGTGTTCTGTATGAAACCCCACCGTCTACGTGGTAACTTGATGCGAAATCAGGTTCCCTCAAATGCTGCAAGGGCGAGTATTGTACACTCTGAAGCGCACCAGCAAGCTGCGGTGCCCTCAGAACCACCCTCTGCTCTGTCTTCAGCGACAGCAGATAGCACCAGCGAGTTTCGAGATACGTCCACGAATACATGCCAGCGTCGGTATGGAACCAATTCTGGCGACCACGCAACAGCGCCTCATCGGGAGCCGCTTGGCGATAGTCCACATATTCGCGGTACGTCACTGGGAACCCACCGTTGATGGTGATGGGCACGGCGTAGATGGTCGATGCGAACTCACCGGGGTTCAGGTTGGCGTTGTTCGTGCTATTGTGCTCGAAGATGCCCGTATCCAGAACAACAGGATACTCGATACCATTCACCGGCAACCGCAGGCTATCGCGCATCCGGTCACGCATATTGACATTGTTGCTGTCATTGACCGTGAGGATATTCGCGCCAGCCGCATTGTTGCAGCGGTTGCTCAGGTAGGAGCACGGCCAGCAGGCTGAAAGCTCGAACCAAAGCTGCGGTCGCATCGCCAGCACATAGCGAACCGGCCCCATGCCTGTGTCATTCGCCAGCGACTCCAGGTAGTACATCATAGAACTCAAGTATTCCACAATATCCAGCGTAGTACCGCAGACATCGTTATAATTGAAGTCCTTGATGTCAGAGTCGAGCGAGGGACAGGCCGTACCAGTGGCCGCATCCACCTGGCCCGTGGCAATCTGGGCTGCGAGGCCAGGGAATGACCCGCCAGCCACAGTGCCCTGCCACAGATCGGTGTGCAGCGCCATCTCCATATAGCCCGCCGTCTTGAGCATTTCCATCGCGGTAATGACGTTCAGCGCGTTTTCGCGAGTCACGCCACCGGGCATCAGGTTGGTGCCGCCAGTGATAGGGTTGCCAATGAAGCGCAGGTCTTTGAAATCGCCACGGTTGATGCGGAGCATCACCTTGTCCATCTCGATTTCCTGCGTATCGAACCGCTTCAGGCCAAAGTAGGCCGTAAGCTGGCAGCCCTTCTCATAGCCCGTAGGCGCAGCGTCACACGCATTGGTGGGCTGGTCGCCAGCGGGTGCAGTAAAGCCAGTCAGGGTCCAGTAGCGCGGATCTTCGTCCACTGAGGGGAAGATGGGCAGCACGCTGCTGATACTCTGCGGCTTAACATAAGTGCTCAACACTTCGGGTTCAGCACCTAGCTGGGAGAACACGCCGCCCAGCCCATGCAACTGCTGTGCAGTCATTGCCCCGCCAGCATCGTGTTTGGTGTGCTGACCTTCCTTAATCTCCTTAGCCATGCGCTCTAGGAGATCCGCAAAAACATTCTCATCCATGATATTCCTCCGCTACTGTTGTCCCCATGCCTGGGCCATAAGCTGGTTAATCAGACCCACCTTTGTAGGGCCTTGGCTATCATCCATAGTTTCCTTTGGACCCGACTTGGCCAAACTGGTGCGCCCATCAACCAGGGTTTCCTCTGAGCCGATGACTGACTGAATCCGCTCGAAGAGACTTGCGGCAGGGGTGTTGGCGATGGTTTCTTTCAGCTTTGCCTCTTCATCTTTCTTGAGTGCCTTGATTTCCTCGCTCTGCTCACTCACCTGCTGGCTCAACGCCTCGACGTTGGGCCGCAATGCCGCAATTGCCTCAGCCAGCGGCTTGATGGCCATACCAACCGCCTCAGCCACTTGCTCTGCCGTCACATATTCGGGAGCCGCCTCTGCCTCTTTGGGTTCGGCATCTCCCGCGTCTTCCACTTCTTCCTGCTCTGGTTCCTGATAGGATTCCTCTGCGGCTTCTTCTTTGGACTCGATATCCAGATCCTCAAGCTCCTTGGCTTTGTCTTCCAAGGTCGCTTCCAGTTCCTTCAGTCCATCAGCCCCCAACTTTTCCTCCAACCAGGGCCGCTTGCTTTCAGGAATCGCCATTTCTTTTACCTCCTCAAGTATCTTGTAGCCCGTTCCGTACTTGTTCGCAGCCGCCTCGCGGGGTAAGGGGCTGATCTCAATGGTCCTGTAGCGCGTAATGATCGTTGAATCTGCGGTATCGCGCTCGATTTCCTTGACGGGCATCCCGTGGCTGGTAGCAAGGTTTTCATCTTTGGCTAGTGCTTCTGCGACGTGCTCCTTGCCCCTGTCTACGGTGCCTGATGCCAAGGCAAATCCTGTTTCGTCGTAGGCCACAAAGTCTGCCACCCCAAACTTTGTACCTGGCATATGCCACAACCAAACTTCTGGATATGGCCAATCACCCTCATCCACAGACTTCACAAAATCCCTGTGGGCTTGTGAGGCTAGGATTTCGGGAGGATTGTCTTCATCGCGCCACTTGTTGCTATATACAGAAAGCCAGCGATATTGCTTGCCCTCTTTCCAGACCATAAAGGGATGGGCATTCTCTTTGGTGTCTGACCATTCCATACCTTCACTGTTGTATAGGCGCTTCAACTTGGAAATTGCCTCCTGCTTATTAGGGCCTTGATATGGGTTGCCCCTGTGACCCCCCGGCGATGTAAGCGCGGCTTTGGCCGCTCCCATCAGATTGTGATCGGGCTTGCCGTGCTTCTTGACCTGCAAATGCCAGGTGCTTGGGCTTTGTGAATCTTCAACCACCAAGAAGTCTGACGAAGGATATTTCACGCCGCCCACGGTCTTCATGGGCTTTTCTTTGAACAATGACATCAAGGATTCCCAGCTAGTGAAGGCATTCCATATCTTGTCCTTCACTTCTTCTTCAATCTCTATCTCCTTATTCCGATTGCGCCATATATTCAGACACGCGGCA